TCTCTTGGCTGCCGCCAGGCAAATGGGAATCGCACGCAACCGACAAGCCACCGATGCCCGGTGGCGTGCTCGCGGTCGAGGTGGCGATGGAGGATGGGCGCTACGTCGCAGTGCGTTGCAACGCGAATTCTGCTGGGATGCTGACTGCGACTGTCGCGTTCATGTGCGAGACAATCACCCAGGTGTGGGAGCACATACGTCAGCAGATTCGCGACAACCCGAATCTGACTGTGGCAATCACGCCGACACTCGACACGAATTGTCCGACTGATCTAGCCAGGCGTCGCGTCATCGTCGGCTACCAAGAAATCACGCGCTACACATCGATGGTGCGTCAGCTGATCAATGAGGGCCGCGTCAATCACACCGGCGAGACAATGTTGGCTGAGCATGTCGGTCGTGCTGTCGCAGTCAAGACGCCTGGCAGCATCGCGTTGAGCTCCACTAAGTCAGCCGGGCCGATTGAGCTTGCTCGATGCTTAGTGTGGGCTGTCGGATTGTCTGCAAGACCTCGCCCGATGGTCAACCGACCTGTCATTGCATCAAGCGCCTAGACTGACCAGCCATGGCATCACTATTCAGCTTGAAGCGCGGCACACCCAATCAGACGCAGGCGCGCATCGGCGCTGCCGGAGCTGCAGGCGACCCTTACGTCGGCAACTTCATGACCTACACCGTGGACTTCACCCGGTCACAGGCCATCCAAATACCGACCATCAGCCGCGCACGCGACCTGATCTGCGGCATGATCGGCTGCCTACCCATTCACCAATACACAAAACAGTGGATTGATGACGATTACGAGGATGTCGAGCTGCCCGACGACACGTGGTTCCATCAGCCCGACCCCAACGTGACGCGCAATTTCATTCTGAGCTGGACTGCCGACGACCTGTTCTTCTACGGTCGCGCATTCTGGGTAGTCACCAGCCGATTCGGCAACGGATTTCCAGCAACATTCACGTGGATTCCTGCCAGCAACGTGCAAACACGTGACCAGGCAGGCCCGATCTACTTTGGTGTTTCAAAAGAGGTGTATTTCAACGGCACACTGCTCAACCCAAATGACGTAGTGCAGTTCCTGTCACCGATTCAAGGCGTGTTGAGCGCAGGCGCACGCTCCATCCGCACCAACATCAACCTTGACACCAGCGCCGAGCGCTTCGCACGCAACCAAACGCCAGCCGGTGTGCTCAAGCAAACCGAAGGCGAGCCGTTGAGCGCCGAAGAATTGAGCGAACTGGCTGCAGGTTTCGCAGCTGCACGAAACAACAACGCCATTGCCGCGCTTAACCAGTACGTCGATTGGAAAGAGTCGTACATGGATCCGAGCAAGCTGCAATTGACCGAGGCACGCACGTATCAGGCACTGGAAATGTCGCGTCTTGCCAACATTCCGCCATACCTGGTGGGCGCACCGACCGGCGGCGGCATGACGTACCAAAACGCATTGCAAGCACGCCAAGACCTGTACCTGTTCGGCGCAAAACCGTACATTGATTGCATCGAGTCAACGCTGTCAATGAACAACGTGACGCCACGCGGTCGCTACATCTACCTTGACGTAGAGTATTACCTGGAGGAAGCAAATAGTGTGCCGGGGTCGGACAACGCTGCACCGACTCCGGCGCAACCCACTCGAGAAATTGAGGACACATGATCAAGCTGACCGCCACCGACACGTTCATCATCGCTGAGGAAGGCGAATCCCCACGCACCATTTCGGGCGTCGCAGTGCCTTGGAACACCGAGGCGACCGTTTCGGATGGCACTCGCGTCATGTTTGAGCGCGGCAGCCTGGCAATCAGCGGCAAAAACCCGAAACTGCTCAAGTATCACGACGATACGGCCCCAGTTGGCATCGTCACCGGGCGTGTGGACTCAGAAAAGGGCATGCTGTTCACGGCTCGAATTAGCGCCACCTCAGAGGGCAACGACATGCTCGAGCTCATCAAAGACGGTGCCGTGGATGCCGTTTCGGTGGGCGTCAACCCGGTTGACTACAGCTTCAACGACCAGGGCGTCATGGTGATCAGCCGTGGCGACTGGGTAGAGTTGTCGCTAGTCACCGCACCGGCATTCCGCGGTGCTACGATTACAGAGGTTGCAGCGACCGAAGCAAAACCGACAGAGGAGCTACAACCAATGACCGACAAGATCGAAACCGCCGCAGCAGTCGCTGAAGTTCCAGCCGCTGCACCAGCCGCACCAGTGTGGGCTGCAGCCAAGAAAGATTTCGTCATGCCGACCGCAGGCGAATACATCAGCAAACTGTGCCAGGGTGGCGCAGTGGCGGCAGAGTTCCTTGCCAATTTGAAGGCCGCAGCGCCCGATGTCGTTACGACCGACACGCCTGGTCTGTTGCCGACGCCGATTCTCGGCCCGGTCTACAACAACCTGATCGGTCGTCGCCCTGTCATCGACGCAATCGGTGCTCGCGCAATGCCGGGTGGCGGCAAAGTGTTCTCGCGCCCGAAGGTCACGACGCACACCACGATCGGTGCCAGCAACGGCGAAAACCAGCCGCTTGATGCAGGCACGTTCGTTGTCGCCAAGGAAAACGTCACCAAGTCTGTCTACGGTGGCTACGTCAAGCTGTCCGAAGAGGACATCGACTGGAGCGAACCGCAAGTCTTGAGCGCGCTCATTGACGACATGGCACGCGAGTACGGCAAGCAGACCGAGGATGCAGTCGAAGCTGCTCTCAAGGCTGGCATCACCACGACTCGCGCCGCATTTGACACCACCGACCCGGCATTGTGGGCCGAGTGGATCTACGGCGCATCGCAGACCATCCTCAACGCCAGCACGCACCTGCCGACGCACATGTTCGTGTCGCCATCGTTCTGGGGTGCATTGGGTCAGCTCAGCGACACCGCTGATCGCCCACTGTTCCCACAGGTCGGCCCGATGAACGCATTCGGCAACGTCTCACCTGGCACGCTCAACGCCAACGCCTTCGGCCTCTCGGTCGTCGTGTGCCCGTACGAAAGCGACTTCCTCGCAATCGGCGCGGCAGACGGATTCGAGATCTACGAACAGCAAAAGGGCGCAGTCCAGGTCGAAGCAACCGATGGCTCGCTGTCACGCATCATCAAGTTCCGCGGATACCTCGCAACCTTGATGCTCGACGCCAGCAAGTTCGTTGAAATCGCCTAACACCTAGTTCGCCTCCTCCAAGCGACTACGCCGTGGCGACGTACACCATTACCCACTCCCAGGTACTGGATAACGTCGCCACGGTACAGGTCTTGCAACAACCCGAATTTGAGGTTGGGCAATCTGTCACGATTACCGGGCTGACTGGTTTCAACGGCACGCACGTCATTCGAGCGTTGCCCGAGTATTACTTCACCGGCGTGACCGAGCAAGGTGACTACACCTACGACACGGCGCGCATCATCCCCAATCAAATTCAATTTGCGCTCACGGCAGACAACCAAGAGCGTGCAGCTGCGTCAGGCAGCCTCACGTACTCGGTTACGTGCACGTGGATTGCCCAGGGCGACCTTGAGGATTACCTCGGGTACACGTTTACGAGCCCCAGCGCCGATTACGACATCATGGTCATGGCGGTCGGTGCAGCCAACGCATTCGCATTCCGTAGGCGTCAGGAATCGGGCTATTGGGATTCACCGAGCACCGTGCCGGGGCTCGATGTCAAGCTGGGCACCACGATGTACGCAGCTGTGCTGTACCGCGAGAAGGGCAGTGTCGAGGGCTTAGCGTCGTTTGATCCGCTGGCTGTCGGCGGCCCGGTGGCAGGCAATTTTGGTCAAATCATGCGCCTGCTCGGTGTGAATAAACCGCAGGTCGCCTGATGCCCGACCAGCTGTTCAAAACTGGCTACGACCAGCTCGTAAGCACGCTGCAGGCCATCACAGGGCTAAAAGTGTTTGATGATCCGCGCACACTCAACCCACCGTGCGCCCTGGTCGAGGCACCGACCATTTCGTTGAACACCAACGTCAACGCAGACATGGAATTTCGCATCGTAATTATTGCACCGGGCATCGGAGACAACCGAACGATGGACACGCTGCTCGACACAGCCGACCTGGTGCGCGAAGCCAAAATTGGGCTGACAGCGGCACGCCCAACAACGGTCAGTTATGGCGGCATGGATTACAGCGCCTACGAGCTCACCATACGCACCAAAGTAAGCCCCTAGGGCTACTAGACTGCGGATTGGCTTGCAGCGAGCCTCCACTTCAAGGAGTCACGTCACATGGCAGTTGCAACCACGATTCTCGGCCCAGCACTTTTCTCGGTTGGCGCATCGTCGCCGGGCACCGCGTACACCGACCAGGTGATCAGCGTCAGCGTCGTAAAAAGCCGTGAAGCGCTCGACCAGTCGTCAATGGGCGATAGCGGTCGCCAGTTTGTCGGCGGATTGACCAACGTCGAAGTCACGGCAACCCTGCTGGCAAGCAACACCGCTGTCAATGCGTTCGCTGCTCTGGTGGGCACGCGCTGCTACGTCGCGGCTCGTCGCTCAACTGGCGCAATCAGCACCGACAACGTGGAATACCAGGTCACTGGCGCATACCTCGAGTCGTGCGACGTGGTGAACGCCTCGGTCGGAGAGCTGCAAGAAGTCGAGCTCACGTTCACTGGTGGCACGCTCGTCGAAGACACGACGCCATGAAATTAAAAATCACGATGGCTTACGCACAGCCATCGGGGCAAATCGTGACAGAGACTGTCACAACGAATCTTGGCACCGTTTGTGCGTGGGAGACTGCGCACGGCACCAGCAGCAAAAACCTTGTCACACGCGAACGGCTCGATGATTACGGCTGGCTGTTTTGGTACAAACTGACCAAGCTAGGCAAAGAGAATCGCACGTGGGCCGAGTTTGAGGATGCGTTAGATGAGCTGATCGAGGTGCAGCCGATACAGGTAAACCCTACGGAAGCGGCAGTTACCGGCGCCAGCTAGCAGATCTGCTGCTAGCCACCGGATTCTGGCCGCCAGACGTACCGTTTGAGTTTGAGGATTTACGCACCGTGCAGTTCCTGTCAGAGAAAGCAAACCGACATGCCCGTTGACACGCAGCTTGAGGTTTACGGCATTAAAAATGCCCTTAAAGAGCTCAATAAAATTGACAAATCATTGCGTCGTGAAATCACCAAGGATTACAAGCAAATCGTTAAGTCGGTGATTGATGACGCCAAATCAGTCATACCGAGCGATGCGCCCTTGTCGGGGTTAGACCGAAAATGGAAAACTAAATCAGGCCACGAGATTATTGGCGAGGGCGGATGGAAACAGAGCGTCGCACAAAAACTATTGGCTGCCAAGATTAGTACGCGGCGTGTCAAAGAGTTCAAGGGCAACACCGTTAATGTGGGCACGTTTCGGCTTGTGTGGTCGGGTATCGCCAACCAGACCTATGACATTGCAGGCCGCAAATCAAGCAACGCGCTTGGTCGTGCCCTGGCTAATCGGTGGGGCAGTGCATCGCGTGTCATGTGGCCTAGTTACGAAAAAAACAAATCGCAGGTCGATGATGAGATGTTGCGATTGTGCGAGCGCGTAATGAACGAAGTAAACCGCAATCTCGTGACCGGCTCTGGCAAAGATTCGTAGGATGTCCTAATGGCTGTCTCCATACCCATTGTCTCCGAGTTTGATAGCAAAGGCATCAAGTCGGCTATTGCTGAGTTCAAGTCGCTCGAGGGCGCTGGCGCTAAAGCCAAGTTCGCACTGACCAAAGCTGCCGTACCAGCGACCGCTGCAATAGGTGCCCTGGCTGGTGTCATCGGTGTGTCTGCCAAGGCCGCGATGGAGGATGCAGCCGCACAGGATCACCTTGCAGGCGTTATGCGTCGCGCCGGTATGGCAACCGATGAACAGATTGCCTCGACGGAAGCGTTTATTTCGGCTCAATCCAGATTGACCGCGACCACGGATGACGAATTGAGGCCAGCGATGGCAACCCTGGTCAATGCGGTAGGTGAAGCCAACTACGCCCAAGAGCTGCTTGTCAAAGCCCAGGACATCGCAGTTTCGACAGGCACCGATCTGGCGACAGTCACCGACGCAATGGCAAAGGCTGCCAACGGCAACATGAAGGCGCTGGGGAACCTTGACCCATACGTCAGGCAGATGATCAAAGGTGGCGCTGAATTTGATGAGGTGATGCAGGCGTTGGAGATTCACACAGGCGCTGCAAGTCAGGCTGCCGAAACGCAGGCAGGCAAGATGAAAAACCTGCAAATTCAATTCGGTGAAGCTCAAGAATCGATTGGTGCTGCGTTCCTGCCGGTGCTCACTGCGTTGGTTGAGAAGTTGATACCTGTCGCCACGTGGATGCAGGAAAACACAAAAGTGGTGCTGATTCTGATGGGCGTGGTGGGCGGCCTCGCCGGTGCAATCCTTGCCATCAACGCGGCAATGAAGGTGTATCAAGCCACGCTCGTAGTCGTCAAGGTCGCCCAGGCTGCGCTGAATTTTGTGATGGCAGCCAACCCAATCGGCGTGGTCGTGATCGCCATCGCAGCCTTGGTCGCAGCATTGGTGCTCGCGTACAACAAATCCGAGACGTTCCGCAACGCAATTGACGCAATGTTCAGTTTCATCAAGACCGCCATCGAGGGCTCGGTTGAATTCATTAAGGGCTACCTCAACACCGTGCTTGGGTTCTACAAGAGCATTTTTAACGGCATCGCAAAGCTGTGGAATAGCACTGTCGGCAAGCTGTCATTCAAAGTGCCCGACTGGGTGCCTGGGCTCGGCGGCAAAGGCTTCAGCGTGCCGCAAATACCGATGCTGGCTGAAGGCGGCATCGTGACCGGGCCGACCTTGGCGATGATTGGTGAAGCAGGCCCAGAGGCCGTAGTGCCGCTGTCAAAGATGGGTCAGATGGGCAACATCACCATCAACATCAATTCGACCGTCGCTGATGATCGCCTGGGCGACATCATCGTCAACGCAATCAGGCAATACAACCGGCGCAGCGGCCCAGCACAAATAGCGGTCGCCTGATGGCTGCCAACGTAGTCCAGGCAGGTTCGTACCTGCTCGAGCTTGACACCGGCTTTGATTACAACTCGTTCAGGCTTGATGACGCAACCAAGGGCGTGCTGAACAACACCACGTACACGCTCGGCCCCAATGTGACGTTTGCAGACATCACCGACTATGTGCGTGAGGTGACCTACCGGCGCGGCAGACGCAACATTGATGACCAATTCTCGGCAGGCACATTGTCATTCGAGATGATTGACGAAACAGGCATCCTCGGCCCATACGACACAAACAGCCCCTATTACGATCCGACCAACGACAAGCCGGGCCTCGCCCCGATGCGTAAAGTGCGCCTCAGCCGTGCAGGCGAATACCTGTTCATCGGGTATGTCATGTCTTACACCTACGAGTTCGCCCTGGCTGGCTACAACAGCGTGTCGGTGTCATGCGCCGACGATTTCTACCTGTTGAGCCAGACACAGATGGCGGCATTCAACCCCAGCTCACAAACCAGCGGCGCACGCATCACCACGGTGCTGGCGTTGCCCGAGGTGGATTACACCGGCACAACCAATGTCGCCACCGGCACGGTGAATCTGGGTCACGACTCGAGCTACAACGTTGCGGCAGGCACCAACACGTTGCAGTATCTCAATGCAATCAACGAAGCGGAGCAGGGCCGACTGTTCATGTCGCGTGATGGCGTATTGACCTTCCAGGAACGCATAGGAGCCACGCTAAGCGGCTCGGTCATCACGTTCGCTGATGATGGCACCGCAAGCGCCTACGACCGCGTGGACATTGAATTTGATGCCGATGGCGTTGTCAACCGGGCATACGTGGCAGGGCTAAACAACAACACGGCAACCGATGAAGACCTCAGCAGCCAAGCCACCTACTTCATTCAGTCAAAGTCGATCACAGGCAGCCTGCTGCACGACCAAGGCGAAATCGACGATTTGGCGGCCTACCTGCTTGAGCCTGAGCCATCACCGCGTTTTACAGCCGTAAGCACCAACTTTTCAATGCTGACCGACGCGGAACGCAACCTGGCAGCCCAGGTGGACATCGGTGACACCATCACTATCACCAAAGACATCACCGGCCTATCAAGCCTGACCTCCGAGCTGTCGGTCGAAGGCATCGAGGGCACCATCAGTTTCCAGTCAGGGCACCGAATCACCTATTTCACGGCCCCAACCACGGTCGTATTCCAGCTGATTCTTGATGATGTCGTGTACGGTCAGCTTGATGGCACGAACGTATTAGGATGATGACCTCATGACTACGCCATTTCCCTTCGTAGCGTCGCAGGTGCTTACAGCACAGCAATTGAACGACATTACCAACTTGCCGATCAACGACCAAACCGCAAGTTACACGCTTGTGGTCGGTGACGCTGGCAAGCGCGTCATTATGAACAATGCAGGCGCAACGACGATTACCGTCAACAATTCAGTATTTACGACCGGCGACACAATTTTTATCGCAAACAAAGGCGCAGGCACCACGACGATTACGGCTGGTGCAGGCGTAACAATTAACACAGCCGGGTCACTTGCATTGGCGCAATACGGAGGAGGCAGTCTCGTAGCCCTGTCTGCGTCAACCTTTGCTTTTTTTAGCGGTGCAGGTGCCACTTACGGCACCGCGACAGGCGGCACATCAAGCAGTATCACAGTCGGCGGCATCAATTACACGTTGTTGACGTTCAGCAGCGATGGCAACCTTGTTGTGTCTCGGGCTGGGCTGTTTGACTGCTTGCTTATCGGCGGCGGCGGCGGCACAGGTAACTCAACAGCAAGTAGCGGTTCTGGTGGTGGCGGTGGTGGTGCCATCGTCGGCCTTGCCTCAACAACCACCATTTACTTGCCTGCCGCAACTTACGCAGTCGATGTTGGGGCTGGCGGCGCAGGTGAGAGCAACGGTTTGGCTTCTTACATCGGGTCGGTTATTTCGGCGGCAGGTGGCGGTTCGGGCGCAATCGGCGCAAACGGTCTTGCACTAGAACGGGCATACGGTCACAACGGCGCATCTGGCGGCGGCGGCGGTAGTGCGCTAAATAACGGTTTGACATACGGCTACCAAAAAACCGTTGACGATACGTTTGGCAACGATGGCGGCAACGGCTCTAACGGTTCGGCTGGCGGCGGCGGCGGCGGCGGGTATGCCTCAGCTGGCGGAAACGCCGCAACAAACACAGGCGGCGCAGGCGGCAACGGTGGAGACATCTCAACGTTTATCTCAGGTGCCACGGCTTACCGCGCGGCTGGTGGCGGCGGTGGTGGGTCAACCGGCGGCGCGGCAGGCAACGGCGGTGTCGCAGGCAGCACAGGCAATGGCACTAACGCAACCACAGCAGGATCGGGCGCTGGTGGCAGCCACAACGGTGGCGCAAGCGCCAACGGTGCCGCTGGCATTGTGTATGTGAGGTTCAAGGTATGAGCCAACTGACGTTCTACGCCAAAGTCGAGGCAGGCATCGTCACCGACCTGCACTGCGTCACCTACGAGTTCATCGTCGCCAACCCCGACCGCTACGGCAACCCTGATTTATGGATCGAAGCGTTTTACGACAACACTGGTCGCGGCTATCCCGGCATCGGCTGGACATACGACGCCAACATTGACAAATTCATAGCCCCACAGCTACCGCTAGAGGTTGAATAATGAAATGGCAATACATGCTCGAGGACTGGCTCAAAGCATTCGTCGCTGGATCCGTCGCCGTGCTTATCACAAGCGACTACAACGTCGAAGGCGCGCTAAAGGCAGGGCTAGCAGCCGTGCTGCCGTTGATTTACGCCTGGGCAAACACGAAAGACACTAGGTACGGTCGCAAGTGAAGCTCGTAGTCAAGCCGGTACGGCTACCGGCTGACCTACGCAGCATCGAGTGGGGCAAGCTGCCCGACTACCTGTTGGTGCCGATCAGGCCTTACGGCAGGCTGCATCCGTTGGCTGCCCAGGCATGGGAGGCGATGCGAAAGGCCGCGCACCGCGACGGAATCAGACCACTGAAACCGACGAGCGTTGCAGACACGTATCGAAGCCTCGAGGTACAAGAGCGCGGATTCTTGGCGCGCTACACCACGGCACCGATTGAAAACAGCAAATCGATACGCACGTACAAAGGGCAAAAGTATTACCTGAAGCCAGGGCTGGCCCCGATGGCGGTGCCCGGTCGCAGCTTCCATAATCTTGGGCTGGCGGTTGATGTCAGCGATGCCAACGGTTTGCGCCTGCAATGGATGCGCGACAACTGCGACAAATACGGCTTCACTTGGGAGCTGCAATCCGAGCCATGGCACATACGGTATTTCATGGCAGAATCAATACCGGCAGCAGTTCAAGAATGGATTGACTCGCATGCCAACAGAGATCTACGTAGCGCTAATTAGCGCAATCGCCATCATCATTGCAGCCGGGCTACCGGCGTGGCTTATTGAGCGTGCACGCAAAGAAAACAGCTCGGATCACGCATACGTGCGTCGGATTCTTACTAGGGTGGAACGCAAGATTGACAATCACTTGGAGGATCACAGCAATGGGGCTACGCGACGAATTGCAACCAAAAACGGAGAAATTGCAGACGTTGATTGAGTGGGTCAAAGCCCAACCCAACGCTGATGAATGGCATGACGTGCTGATGGATTACAGCTACAGCCTTCGATCACTGGCCCAATTGTGTCTAAAGCACGGTGCACCTAAAGCAGTTACGCAAAACACGGTGCACAGATACCGCGAGCGCCATGCTTCGTGACGAAGTGAACCAATTGCAATCTGCCGATCAGCTGCGCCAAGCATTGGCGCGCACGCAGCAGGCGCTGGTCAAAGCCAAGTTCGCCAAGGATGAGCTCATTAGCGCGGTGTATCAGGCCGCCAAGGATGCGGCCCTGGCGGTTGACCCGGTACGAATCAAGCCGATAGCCAAAGACAAACGCACAGGCAAGCCTGAGGTCGCCCTGGTGCATTTGACCGATTGGCAGTACGGCAAGAAAACGGTGAGCTACGGCCCGACTACGTGCGCGCAACGCATTGAGCAGTTCATTGACAAGACCATCCACATCACGGACATTCAGCGCAAACATCATCCGGTCAGGGAGGTGTACGTGCTGCTCGGTGGCGACATGGTGGAGGGCTTAGGCATTTTCCCAGGTCAGGTGTACGAGGTGCACGCACACCTGTATGAGCAGCTGTTCACGGTGTCGCAGATTATCACGCAGTCGATCACGACGCTGGCACAGCACTTTGAAAAGGTGCACGTGGTATGCGAGTACGGCAACCACGGCAGGCTCGGTCGCAAGGGCGAGATGCCCGGTGGCGACAACATTGACCGCATCGCCTACGAGATTGCACGCGACAAATGCAAAGGGCTAACGGCCTCTTGGCAGAGCTCGGGCGACTGGTATCAAATTGCGCGCATCGGCAACTACAAGGCGCTGCTCGTGCACGGTGACGAGATCAAGAGCTTCGGCGGCAACACACCGGCATTCGGCATCCTGCGTAAGGTCAACGCTTGGGCCGGTGGCGTCATCGAGGAATTTACCGACTGCTACATGGGGCACTGGCACACACCCATGAGCCTGACCATGGGCAACGGCAATCGAATCTTTGTGACCGGCTCGCCAGAGTCGCACAATGAATACGCACGCGAATTTGTGGCTGCGACAGGCAAGCCCAGCCAACGCCTACATTTCATTGATCCAGCCAAGGGCCGCGTGGCGGCAGAATACGTCGTATGGCTCGACTAGACGCTTACCCACTCGTGCGAGTCACTTGGCACGACGCCTACACGCTGGGCAATAACGAATGGCGCGACCTGGATGACATTAAGGATGAGCCCTGCGTGGTGTATTCGGTCGGATACTGGCTAAAACGCAAACGCTCGAGGCACCTGGTATTGATACAGAGCTGTGCCGACGATGAGCAGGTTGACAACGTGCTACTGATACCCATGGGCATGGTCAAAAAGGTCGAACGGCTGAGAATCCCCCACAAGCCCCGAAAAGCTCGCTAAGGTCAAATACATGGGATTGGAGGCCCATAACATGACAACACCACAGGTAATTACCTACGAAATACTGACCGGGTACTGCACGGACACGATGCAGGAATTCCACCTCGTAGTATTCAGGCACGACACAGGCCGCATCAAGCGCGCCCAATTGCGCATGCGCAACACGCCCGAATCCGACTGGAGCGACCCATTAGAGCTAAAACACCTGCCGGGCG